CCTCCACCAGTTAAATATCTAATAGTTAAAGTTGTGTTAGCTGGTGATATACCATAGCTATCTGTAAATAAGAAATTTGATGGTGAAAATGAAGTTGTTAATTTATTTTTTTCAAATGGTAAACCTAAACCAACATTATCAGGGTTAGGTACAATTGCTTCATCATTATTAGCAACAACTCCAGAACCAAATTGTAGTTGTAATGTTGTTGGGCTTAAAAAACGAGTTGCAAATCTTCTATCTGCTTGTTTTAGTCTAAGTAAGTATGGAGCATCTGTAGAATCATCTGAAAAATTAGGATCATTTGTATTAGTATTTCTAATAGGATCAAACACAACATCTTGTGCTAAATAATCCACTTCATACCAAACATTACCATCAGAATCTATACAATCTAAAATACTAACGATACTTGAATCATTAATTTCTACTGTTTGGAATTGTTGAGGAGTGCCAAATGTAAATGATTTGGAAGAAATTGTAGAAGAAACACCTGATCGTGTTTTCTTTAAAAGGAAATATTCTGGTTTGTTATTGCTTACACTATACACAGTAACATCTGTAGGGTCTGTAGAACTTGAAAAACTAAAATCTACATCAGTATTTATTAAAAATGGAGAAATAGTTTGTAATTCTGAACCTACTTGGGCACCTGCTGGTAGCTGTAAAGCATATGAGAAATCAGGTATATAAACTGATCCACTTAATATAGATGGTACCTGTTGATAAAAATCAACTTCTACTGTAGAAACATTAGTAACTTTAGGTTTATACCCCATCATATAAGCTAAATTAAATAAATTTGAGTCTTGACGAGCAAATTGAATAAAATTTTCTTGGATTTGGTTATCTAAATAAAATGAAAGAACATCTCCAACATATGAAGCCATTTCCATAAACATCATACCTGGAGAGGATGGTGTAAAATCTGTGTAAGTATTAGGGTAATAAGTTTTTGCGTATTCAATTAATTGTTGATTAATTGTAGCAAAATCCTTATTTAAATATTTTATATTTTTAGTTTCCATTTATTCAAATGTTAAAGTTACTTCGTCAGTTATTCCAAATGATTTTATGCTGTATGATATAGTTACAGTAATAGCATTAAGATCTTCACTTCCTACTATAATAACACTATCTAAGTTTACATTTGGAAAATTATTACTTATCTCAAATGCTATTTTTTCTTTTAAAAGATCATAGTCAGATTCAGTAGCTGCTTGAAATATGTCAGCTCTTAAATTAGCACCAAAATTAGGTCTAAATGGTCTTTCACCTTTATTTGTTAAAAAAAAATTAATTATATTAGATTTTGTTTGGTCTTTTGTAGTATAGTTAGAGTTAAAAACAGCATCTCCCCCTCCATTAAAAGGTAAACCAACACCTAATGCTTGGTTTTTATTTAAATCAGCGGGAAATCTATTTGCTATTCTTTGGGCCATTACTTAGTATTTAAAAGACCCATAATTTGATCCATTCCTAATTCTCCTGCAGGTAGTGTACCATTTGCAGGATCTATAGGACCTTGAGCAACAAATTTTCCGGGTGAATTAGTTGTATGGGTTGATCCCCCACCCATCATCTCAGCCATAATGTTTTTATATTCTGCCTTGGCATCAATTGTAGGTTTTGAAGATAATTGAGGTGTAGGTATCGAAACATTTTCTGATACTACAGTTTTAGGGGAGCGAACTGCTTCTAAAAGAATATCTTTTAATTCTTCTTGAATAGCTTCTTTAACAGCTTCCTTAATCATTTTTTTTAATTCTGTAGACTTCATTGTATTTTTGTTATAAATATTAGTTTATTAAAGATTTCCAATAGTTTTTGTACTTTTAAATATCCATTTATATAATAAATTATTCCACTCATAAGTATCTTCTATTTTAAATGGACCATCACTATCACTTCCAGTACGTTCAAGTACTTGGGTTTGACCTGGCATTCCTTTAGTAGTAAAAGGAGCGAATGAAGGTGTATGATCAACCCATTTTTCAGATCCCGCTAAATATCTAAAATATTTTCCACCCTTAAATCTTACTTCCCCATTTACTGAACCTGGTCTTCCAATAGGAGAATATAAATTACTATCCCCGCCACCAAAACTAGTTGAATTAGCATTAGAAGAAGGTGAAGATGCTGAAGTTTCGGTTGCTTGGGTTGATGCTGTACTTACTTTTTGTTTAAGAGTTTTAAAATTTTCATTAGCAAAATCTAATATATCTTTTATTTGTTTAAGTTTTTTACTTAATTTTACTTTTTTAGGGGTTGATGATGAGGTAGTTATTCCTTTTGTTTCAAGAAATTTATCATTTGAAGCTTTAACAGGATCTATTGTTTTTAATGCCTCATATGCTGAAATTGTTATATTATATAATTGTCTTATTTCTGGGAGTTCTTTATGTTGGTCTCTTTTTGATACTCCAAAAAATACAGTACTAACTTTTTCAAGGAATTCTCTTTCTCTAAAACCTGCTTGAACTTTTTGGAGTTCATAGTTTTCTTCTATTTCAATTTCTTGTAATTTAGCTTCATTAGCTAATCTAGCTAATTCTAATGAATCAGTTTGGTCAATTTGAAATTTAATAGCATCTACTAATACTTGAGTTGATGAACTAAAGGAAAAAGGTGTTACTATTTTTACTCCTTCTTCATTAGTTCCAATTGCTCTACGGCTAGGAAATGAAAATTTATTCCCTGCATCATTATCTAATGTAATGGTAAATCCTTTATAAACTATAGGATTATTAGAATTTGGGCTTAACCTACTTTCTAAAGTTTCATTAACGTCTGTATTTTCACCTTCTGCACCATTGTTAGGGTTATTACTACCTCCTGTGTTATCTGGAGAAGATAAATCTATACCTAAACTTTGAAAAAATTCTTCTTTTTCTAAATCTGTCATCCCTTCAGTTTCGGATTGTAAACACCCTGCAAGTAACCCATCTAATGTTGCTAATTTTGCATTAACAGTTGCTAATGTACCTGTTATAATTTGTAGTGATGGAGCAATTTGTGAAGTTACACCACCAAATTCTTTAAGTAAAATCCCTAAGGTATCTAAAGTATCTGAAAATCCATTGATAACATTAAGAGGAATACCTACACCTGGCGGTACCGAAGATGGTACTGGAAGTGCTTTGATTAAAGTTACTCCAGCTTTAACTCCTGTTACTATACTATCTATAGTACTACCTGTACTACTTAAAGATGTTAATGACGTTTCAATTTGAGTTATAGCTTGTGATAATTGGTTTTTTTGTTGAAGAATTTTATCTAATTCATTTTTAGGAGGACATTGAGATTCAAATCTAGCTATAATAGGATCTATTGCTAATTCAAATTTTATAGCAGATTTAACTGCATTTTTTACTAAAAGTGATACTATACCTCCAAGACCTGCCATTATATTGTTTTATTTTGTTTAGAAAGTAAACTATTTAATTGTCCTTTATAACTTATAAGTTTTGTTTGAGATTGAATAGCTTGAGCATTTAATGGAGCAAAAGGTGCACCTGGGGGTAATGAAACTAAAGCACTTAATTGAGTATTAATAGCATTCATTTCATCTATTAATTTACCCATAAGTTCAATTGTTTTATTCCCCAACATTAAAGCTTCAGTAGCATCTTTACTACCTAATAATACAGAACTCGCGTCTACTATATGTTCTTCAGTGTCTATATTTACGCTATCTACAGCATTCATGTTAATCGACGTAGCTGAAGAAAGCATGATATGATCCGTTTTACTATTAAGTAATATACGATCAGAATTAGCTATAACTTGTGTACCTACATATTGATTAGGTGTTTCTGGGGGTGAATTATATGAATTATAATTTGAACTTGCTACTTCTATTGGTATTTGTTGTGTAGAAGTCATCCAAATAGATGATAAATCTTTATTTATATCTTCTACTACCGGAACCCAACCATCTGGGTTATTATCTGGGTCTTCACCATTACGTAAAATAGTAATTGGGTCACCATTTTCACCAGTTTCAGACCAATCATTTACTGATCCTGTAACTGTTGAACCAAATCTAACACTATTACCCCATCTACCCTCATGTATTATATCACCCTCAAAAGGTAATAATGGGTTTATATTTGATCGTTCTACAAATGTAGAACCTAAATTAATTTCAGTACTACCATCTTCAATTCTCCTAACATTACCAGCTTCAGTTTGAGTATAATCTTCTTTTTGGTTTTCTTCTAAAGTTAAACCATTAGGCAAAGCATTGTGATGTTGGCTATTCCAAACATTTACAGCGTTAAAGTAATATTGATCGGTTTCATCCCCCCCATTTTGATTATTAGGATTTGGGAGAGATAAAAGATATACTAATTCATTTATAAGTGGAAATTGCTTTGTATTTGATATTGCAGGTTTTGCTTTTTGATCTGTTAAATTTTTGGATGTAGGATCAGATGTTGTAAGGTAAAAAATAGTTCCTAAACCATTCCACCCTCCAACTTCTTCGAATTTAGGATGGGAATCATTTAAAACTATGTCTATAACTCTAACGGGTATTAAAGAATTATGATCTCCTTGATCCCCCCTTTCACCGAGGGGTAATGATGGAGACATTCCATAGAGTCCATACTTAATTTCTTCACCCATTATTTTTT